CGTCTCCCAATTTCACTTCAAAGTAATATACTTAGTCATCTCTTTAATGACGAGTTATCTACTCACTGAGTGAAATTGATGGTTGCCCGGAAATATAAAACTCCGTCTTTATCTGAACTTGGGGACCGGTCTCTTATCTACAAGAAACCACACCCCGTCTTTGTTCGATATACGGTTGGGCAACCGATGGGGGCGTTATCAAGCTGAGCTATGTTAGCTCTAACTCATCATTACATTGTTCAATACTGCGCTTGGTTTTCTGGTGTCGTTCCTAGAGGTACTCTCTTTACAGCTTATGCTGTTTTAGGCGATGATATTCTCATTTGGAATCGACAGGTAGCTTCAAGATATTTAAAAGTCTTGAAGACCCTTGGTGTTGAGGTCGGACTTGCTAAGTCCATTATCTCAGAAGAGGGAAAAGGAGTTGAATTTGCTAAACGAACTGTTATTGAAGGAACTGATGTTTCTCCAATACCTTTCATCGAGCAATCAACTGCCCACCGAAATTTCTCTTCATTACGGAGTTTTATGAATAAATATTCACTAACTCCTAATGAGGCAATTCGTTTCTTGGGATATGGTTATAAAGTTGATATTACTAAAAACAACTCTATTGCCCATAAACTAAGATTGGGTTTAACCTTACCCCAATCATCGAACGAAATGTATTTATTATTTCGTTCTTTTATTCTTGATAGACCTTATTTTGAGTTCAAAATGTCAAATTTTGTTCCAAAATCTAAAGTTTATAAAGTCTTCTTTGACACTGTGATTAAGCATCTTCAGAATAATTTTAATAGATCGTCTGACTTGAAATGAAAATTTCTTCAAATGTCAGCATCCACATATGTTGCATCTGTTGGACCTTGAGCAACCGAAGAAGCTCGAATTCACAGATCCCTTTATCTTGAGTCTTATAAGAAGGCTCATGATGAAGTTACATTAGTGAGAGATCAAATCTCTGCTCTTTTAAAATCACCGAAGATACTCTGACTAAGGGAATTCTACTCAGGATGGTTATGAGAACTTCCGTTCTCAACTCCAGAAGATATATTCCAGACAATGCGACCTTTGTTGCATATCTGGTTTGAATCTGAGGACGTCCTAGCAAAAAACCAAATCTCTCGTTTTTCTAAACCCAAGTATAAACCTTCTGTTTCTTCTATTTTCCTTGAAGAAGCATCTGCTTTACGTGCTTGGCATAGATGAGAGATGACATTGTCAAAGGTCACTGGCCTACCAGATCGGGCTGTAAACCAAAACCCATTACATAGAAAAAGATGATAAGATTTCTTACACTCTTTTTACGTAATAGTAAACAATTATTGAGTAAAACCTCAAAACATTCTTCTGGGATAGCTCACACCTTACATAAGTCAGGTTTGAGATCCTTTGGTGGAAGAATATCTTCAGTATTCTTTAAACAGAATTACATTATGAAGGTACTCTTCTTACTATTGGGTTCTCAAGTCTTAATAGGTATATTAGGACTTGTTACGATCTCAGGTTTGTTTGGGATTGGAAAGATAATTGGGTTCTTAGGAATTAAGATACCATGGTATCACTCACTTGTCACTTCTACTATAACTATGTTTTCATGGTTATGGAGTGTTTCATGTGTTTGATTACTGATCTTATCAGTAAATCACTGAAACGATCTATGTGTATTAGTGGTACAAGCGGATCCAGGCGACCTAGTTGCTTGGTTATCTCTGTTATGTTCGTACTTCTGAGTAGGTACGTTTAACATGGCATGAGACTTCTTCAGTACTCTAATCCATGATCCTCAAAATTTACTGAACACTAAGGCCATTTGGGAAATAGTATTACTAAAAGATACTATTGGTGGTTTCAGTTTGTGGGCTCATAACTCTTTAATCTCTGTACTACCAAGTGTATTTACACCTGTTTTAGTCAGTATTAAAAGTTATATTGGGCTCACTTACAATACTTTAACTTCCTTCATTGGAAGCTCTGTTACATGAGTTTGAACATCTCTTGTATCAAGTATTGCAACTACCATTACACCAATTGTTCATCCGGTAATACAACCGGTGGTGACCCAGATAGGTCAAGGTGTAGCATCAGCCATTGGTGTTTCAATCATCCTATGAATCCTCCGAATTTTATTCGGGTTTCCATTCTAAATACGTAATTTAGAAGGGTGGTTTACAACAGGTACGGTTCTTCTTTCTTATAAGTTCGAGACATCCACATCTGTGGTTGATCTCGAGAAAATATAAGTATTGAATTACGCATCTAAGCGTATCCTTACCATAATTGGTTATAAACCAGGGGTTGGTAAGCTTCTAAGGGTCAGAAATGAC